CCTGACGCAGATCGCCCCGATCTCGGCGGCCCAGCACTACGCCACGAGCGCCGCATTCTGGGAACAGCAGGCCAAGCTTTTGCAGCACAAGCTGGATGAGGCGACGGCTCGCATTGCCGAGCTCGAGGCCGTCGCCGCGGCCAGGGTCGAGCCAGAGCCGCCGGCACACTGACCGACCGCCCACCATCAAGCCCACACAGCCCGCCATGAGCGGGTTTTTTATTGCCCGGAGCACCCATGGCCATCGATATCGACCAAAGCCACTATAACACCGGAACGGCGACCGTGGCGGCTAACGGAACTGCCGTCACAGGGCAAGGCACGACGTGGGCTGGAGCGGTCCGCAAGGGCGACCTGTTCGGCACCCATAAGGGCGACGGCATCCGCATCCTGTCGGTCGACAGCAACACCGCCCTAACGCTGGCCTACCCGTGGCCGGGCGGCGCGCAGACCGCGGCGGCCTATGAGATCCAGCGGACGCCTTATGATGTCGGATATCTGCAGGCGATCGAGGACATAATCCGGCTTTATGGCATCGGGAATTTGCCGGCATTGGCTGGTCTCGATGGAACTGGCGGCGACAAACTGATCAAGCTCACGGGCGCTGGAACGGCTGAGGCATTTGCTGCAAAAAACCTGATTTCGCTTGCAGCCTTGGACGGTACTGGCGGCAACAAGTTCCCGCGGTTCACCGGGGCTGGCGCACTCGATGTTCGTACCGCCGCCCAACTACTGGGTGATATTGGTGCGCAGTCTTCCCTTGGCTACACGCCGGTTAACAAGGCCGGTGACACAGGTATTGGTCCATTGGGGCTTGCAGGATTGCTGACCACGAATGGACAGGTGAAATTTCCTGCCAGCCAAAACCCATCGTCAGACGCCAATACCAATGACGATTACGAGGAAGGCACTTTTTCCCCTGATGCGATTAACAATACGAGCACTTGGGCAATCAGAGCGGGGAACTATCAAAAAGTCGGTAATACCGTCCGTTGTTGGGTGCGTTTCGATGGCGGTGTTAGCGGTAGCGCTGGGCCGGTGCTCTACATAGCTAGCGGACTGCCATACCCTATTAAGTCTGGGCTCACTTTTACCACGTTAGGCATCTGGTCTGCCGCCTTGACCAGCGTCGGTGACGGTACCGCTGTAGAACGAGCGGAAATTTGCGGCGACGGTGCCGTATCCTGGACAAGCACATGGGTTGGTGCCGGGCGTCGTTAGCCACGGCGGGCGCTTGTTGCCTGATAAATCCGGCCCTTTACTGTCCAATCTGACAGCCAATTGCGCGCCATCGCTGCGGATAGTCGACCATTCGCCGTTTCCTCTGAACCAGTTGGACCACCCTGATTGCGTACCGGGGCTAATCCAGGGATGGCTCATCGCGGCGTTGACATGAGTGAAATTTCCCTTCCAGTTCACCGACTGGAAACGCTCAAGGTAGATGTCGTTGCCGACCCGCACGATGTCGAAATGCCGGATCAATGGCTGAAACACCTCGCACGGGCAGGAACCGCCCTTAAGGTCGATCTCGGCACCCTCTTTGAAGAGCACGACCGGCGGATACATCGTGAAGAACGGCGGTGGAATAATTGTGCGCGACAGGTTTGCGCGGACATCTAGATAGTCCGTATCGGCCGGCACGGAGCCAAGCAGAGTACGCGGGAGATTTCGAGTGGTCGGTACAGACCCGGTCGCGGTAGTTTCGTTCAGATCAACCTCGTTTGGCCCCCACTCCTGTCGGATCAGCGCCGAATAGCTTTCGCAATAGGTTGTGCCACCAGTGGACCGGTTGAGGTAAATCGTGGTGCTGAACAGATCCGGAAAATCGATGCCTCCAGAATAGGTGATCTTGGTCGAGTCCTCGAAGAGGTTGATCGAGGGTCGGTCTGTATCGAAAGCAATATCGTCGTTCTTGATCACGAGGATCTGGCCGCTTTCGGCCTCGAAATAGTCGACCATCAAAGCCCCACTGCGACGTTTTGATACCCCGGAGCCGCAAGGCTTCCGGTGAAGGTTCCGAAATCGATGGCAGACCCGTTTGGCGGGATGGTCCGAAGCGCACCGTTGCGCACCGCGGCCGTCTTTCCCAATGCGATTGAGAACGGCGTATCGCCGGTGTCGCTCAGCCGCAAATGTGGCTGCCCTGCCCTGAACTTACCCTGGCCGAAGATCACATTCCCCGGCTCGATCAGCAGGTTTTGCACCCCCGCCTCAGCGACGGAACTGCGGAATACCAGTACCTGATAGGTGAGGCTCAATGCCGCCAAAGCAGTGTCGGTCGAGATGCCCACGTCTCGGAGTATGATCTGAGACGTCGTCGCGTACGCGCACACGAAGCGCGCCTTTGCCGGCCCATCGGTCTGCACGGGAATACCATGCGGGAGCATTTTGCCGCCCTGGGCCACGAAGAACCTCGGCACGTATCCGAGGCCGTGTGTGATCAGCACATGGTCAGCCGCGATCGTCTGGCCGTAGAAGTGCAGCGAGGCAATGTCTGGACCCGTCACGGTGTCGAGGCCAGGCACAGCAGCGTGCGAAACAACTTTGGCGAGGTCCGCCGCAGCCACGCCGTAGTAATTGAAGTTCGAGTGAAAATAGATCGATGTTGACCACGCTGATGGGCTGACGAAAGGCCTGTTCATCAGCGAGGCCGGGTTGAGCGGGTCGCCGCCACCGGGGGCTTCGTCAAATATGGCGCAGGCCGTCCCATCGGCAAACAAACGGACCGTCATGTTGAAATGCTGATCCGCTTGTTGTTGAGGTCGATGATGAACTTGCTATCCGACGAGCGGAGCACGCCGGCTGTGATTTCCTGCACGCGCTGTGCCCGAAGCGTCAGAACGCCGCTCTCAAATACAAACGGGTTCTCCAGAGCCGACCCATTGGTGAAGCTGATCTGGTCAGCCACCATCATGATCCTGGATTTTCCATCGGTCATTGCGTCCAGATACATGGCCGCAGTGACCGGGGCCCCGCCCGAGGTTGCCGCAACGCTCAAGGCAATGCGGGCATTGGCGCCTGACGGCGTTGCTGCTGTATAGACCCGCAAAAGGCCGCTCGCCGACACATTGCCCACGCTTGAAGTCAGCGACAGGATCGAGTTGTTGATGGCGGTGATCTGGCCATTTATGCCACCGATCTGGCCGCCCTGCGTGGTCACTTCCGACGACAGCAGGCTAACGATCTCATTCGTTGCAGGCAGGCCGGTGACCGGATCAAACACCTCAGTCCGCAGCTCTTCGATTCGCACCACGATAGCCGAGCCCGGCCCGGTCGCCGTCAGGATATCCTCTGACCATTGCGCCTTGCTGGTCAGATAGGTGGACGACACTTCGCGCCGGATCTTCTGCCGATCGTTGAAGTCGCCGACGGCCCCTTCAACGTTGAGAAGGATGGCCTTGCGCTTTTCCTCGATCGTCTCGCGGGTGTTGTGGTTGGCCCATTGATAAAGTTCAGCGACGTTGGCCTCGATCTCGTCGGCCAGATCGTCCAGTTCAATATCAAGGCTGGTGAGTTTGATGTCGGGGGTTGTGACCGATAGCCATCCGGACCATTCTGCATTGGGCGGTCCGACATAGATGCCGCGCACAACGCACAGGGTATTGGGCGCGAACTGGCCCTGAAGGATCCACTTCCATGGCGTGCCATAGGGCTGCGCGTCACTATCGAAGAAAAGCTGCCCGGTCTCGGATCCAATGCGGACCTGAACACGAACACGCTCGACGCCAGACAGCCCGGATGCGGCCCAAACTTCGATACTGGGGCGGCGTCCGTCGATGACGGCCGGGAACACTTGCCAGCCCGACATGGGCATGGGGCGCGGGCCGACCAGGGAAAGCGGCCCGTCCACAACTGCGCGGTAGTCGGTTTCCTGATTCCAGTCGTAGTCGGAAGGATCGACTTCGGTGATGTCGACGATGTTGTCCAAGTTGGACTTGTAGATGATGCCGTCGACCCGGAACAGCTTGTCTTCGTAGCCATTCCGCTGCGAGGACCACTGGATGATGTCGCCAGCCTCGAGAACCCGGAACTCCGGCCCAAGCACAAAGGTGTGCCGGCGTGCGCGCAGGGCCTCGAGCAATGCGGAGCGCATCAGTCGCTGCACCTGGCCGCTGTAAGGCACCATGTCCAGCGACACGGATGCCATCAGGCGTCGATTGCCGTCCTTGATTTCAAGGTCCGGCCGCAGGAGCGAGGGCGCCGATTTGCTGTTCCAGCTTTCGGCCGGATTCGGATAGGTCGCCGCGATCCCGTTGACAGTATCGGCCAGCCCGAAGAACGGGGTAAAGGTCTGCTCTTCAGACGACATGATGTCGCCGTCGGTGAAGGACATTACCGGCGCATCTGGCTCGCCGACGTAGATTTTGTATGATCCGCCGGTCTCGACAAGGCGGCCTTGGCAGGAGGTCAGAAGCGCTTCGACCGCGAGGTGGATCGGAGCGCCAACCTGAACCTCACCGCCAGAGCGGTACTGCGGCTCAAGGCCAGACGGCCCGGCAATCGAAGCACGCGCCTTATTGACCTGCGCAATCCAGTTGGCGGCCGGCAGCCGCGCTGCGGAAACGTCCTGCAGGCCATAAACCCATTGGCCATTGAACCGGATTCCGCGGAGCAGGTTATAGACCTGGACGGGCGGCAAGAAGTCGCCATCCCCTCCCCATGTCGCGGGGTCGTCCCAACGATGCGCGCCGGAACCGCCAACGCTGGAATCCTGCGAGACGTCATAGAGCCTGACGCCATAGGTCGAAAATTTGAAGGTCGGGAAGCCCTGGAATAGCGGTTTCTCTTCGCCATCCTCACGCTCGGGCGCAAGGCTTGTAGCGACAACATATGGGATGCCGCGCGCGATGCGGTTGGCGTCATAGGGCCGATCGGCGCTCGAAACCGTCCCGACCAAGAAGGGGTCAGCCGAAGTCTGTGTGCCGTCGTAGAACTTGATCCAGAGGTGGTCCCGGCCGCCCTTGCGGTAGTCCAGGACCGGGAAGCCATACGACGCATGCGGCGTGGTATCGAGGGTTACTGCGACGCCGTAGACTTCAACGCCAACCAGAGACCGCACAGGCATGTCGCCAAGAGCGATCACGCGCGTGGAGTATACCCCGCCGTCGCCGTGTTCGTTCTGGTATACCTTAGACCCGGCCGTGCTGTTCCAGCCGAAATTGATCGAGCGCGGGATGTCGTCGCCGCTCTGAATTGTGCCCTGCACAGAGAACCGTGCAGCCTGCGGCTCGCCGGCCATCGACTTGGCAATGAGGCTGACAGCGATACCAGCCGCGATCTGCAGGACGGCAGCGGTTGCCGTGGCGATGAAGGTAAAGCCGATCGTTCCAGCCGCGGCAGCACCGAACGCAGCCGTTGCGGCGGCTGTGCCGATTGCAGTAAAAATGGCCATGAATGGATCCTAAGTGGCGGGCGTCAACGGCTTAAGGAAGTGCGTTTCGGCCTCGCGATAGCCGCGGCGGCGATAGATGATCCCGGCGCGGGGGAAGCTGGCCAAGGCAGCCATGCCAGCGAAGGCGCAGCCCTGCTCAACGGCCCAAGCCTCGTAGGCTTCCAGCATTTCTGCAGCGCCCTTCCCTCGTGCCTCCTCGGCAATCCACCACGCCGTCTCGGTGGCGTATTTGATGGGAGCGAACGGGTGGTCCTGGCACGATGCCAGCAATACGCCCGCGGGGCTGCCGGGCGGGCCGCTGACAAGGGAAAGCAACGTGGGGGTGCCGATGTGCCGGTCAACCAAGGACGCCGCGTGTGGGGCGCTGAAGGGGAATGGCAGCGCTGCGGCCTTGTGGGCATCGCGCAGCAAACGAACCATTGCAATCCGGTCCGCCGGAGTAGCCGGCCGGACCATCACAGAAAGCCCAGAAAATTGCCCCAACCGAAAAGGCCCTTCTTGGCCTCAGTCTTCGCGGCAACTGGCCCCCAAGTATGCAGCCACTCGCCGCACACGGCAGCGTCGATCAGGAACGTGTCGGACGAACTGCGCTGCTTCTGGTCTTCGTGGCTGCGGTTCGCCGGGTTGGACCTGGCGAGCTCCTGGGTGTGGCTAACGCAAGTCAGTGTGACTCCGCCGTCGCCGCCCTCGGATGGGGTATCGATGCGTACCTCGTCGACGAAGCCGACAAAGATGGCTTCCGCGGGCGCGACAAGCTTGCGGCTGTCCGGGTCGAGCAGTCCGGTGAAGATCTCCACGCGGGCCTGCTTGACGTCATAAAGGCGCACGGCCTGCTCAACCAATTCGTCGAGTTGAGACATCAGGATCGTGACGCGCTGCACAGTGACCGCGGCAACCGACGGGATGTCGCTGATCTGGACAAGGCTGCCGGCGCCGTAGAAGTCGCGCAGGTTGGCCGCCGCGGTGTCGGGGTTGATCACCAAAGCCGAGACCGAGGAAAGGTCGGACCAGAAACCAACGGACACCGGGGCGCCCGTGGTACGATCGCGGGCCACAATCCAAAGAAAGTCGCGCGGCAACAGCCGCCTGGCGGCAAGTGCCGTCTGGTTCGCAGAAGATATTGAGCGCATGTATTTTTGCCGGGTTAGGCGGGGCCTAGCCGCGAGCCTCGATGGCTTGCCAGCTAATGGATCCCCATCCGTTCAATTCTGAAGTTGCCGTAATGCTGCCCGGAACTACGGTCATCAGGCACGAGGGCTTGGTGATCACGACTGCCTGCCCTGTGTTCGTTCCGGCCCACAGGTGAGGGCGGATCTCGAACAGCGGCGTCAGCCCGGAAACCGCGGCGGCCTGCTCGACAACCCGGTGCAGGTTGGACCCGATCTGGATCATGTCGCCAACGGACAGCGTGATGCCGGTCAGGCCCGAAACGCGCACAGACTTGTCGTTGCTGCCGATCGTGTTCAGCGAACCCGTCGGGAGCGTGCTTGTGCCTTGGTGCGCCATAGGGCGGCATCGGCTCGTTGCATATGCCTTGAACGTCACCAGCCCGTTTTCGGCCGTGTCCAACTTTGCCCGCCAAAAGTCCAGGTCGCGCCGCTTCAACAGTCGCGACTGATAGGTTGCGCCCCACAGCGGCGAACCAAAGTCCTTGACCCTGGTCCGCCCGCTGGCGTGGCGGGATTGCTCCTGGCGCCACGCCAGTTCAAATCGAGTGGACCAGCCTGGGAACCCGGTCAAAAGGTCAATCGGTTCGGTGATCGCCATTTACCAGATGTCCTTGCTGCGCCGGGAAACGACGTGTTTGATGCGGCTGGGCAGTTCGGCCTGCAGGGCGGCAAGGCGCTGTTCAACGCGCGCCAGCCCGGCGGCATCTGCGCCCGTGGCGTCGATCGTGATGGGCATACTGATCGAGGCGCCCGAACTGCTCGCCGCAACTCTGCTGACCGGGCCAGGTGACCCAACCAGCCCGCCGCTCGCATAGCCCTTGGCCAGCCTGGACAGGTTGCCGACGCCGATCCGGGCTGTCTGCTGTTTAGTCATGACCCACTCGCCGCGATGCACGATCCCGGCCGGCTCATTGCGCCCGCCGTTGCCTGTGTACCCGCCACCAGCAAAGCCAAACAGCTTACCGATGGAGCCGAAGTCGCCGCCACCCCTGCCGAACAGGCTATCCAGCCCAAGGTCGATCAGCTTGCTGCCAAGCTGTGAGAACACGTTACCCAGCGCTTCGGCCGCCGACTTTCCAGCGATCAGGTCGTCGATGAACCCACGCGCCGCGGACTTGCCAAGGTCGAACCATTCGACCATCGACTGTTGGGCGTTTTCCTGTGTCTCCGCCAACTTGGCGGCCTCGACGGTCGCACTGGCATAACCCAATGCGAGGTCGTCGATCGTCGCCTTCAGTTCTGGCGTAATGGCTATGCCGGCTGCCGTTGCGGCGGCGAGCAGATCCTGCTGCACGTTGAGCCGTTCCATCGCCATCCCGTAGTCATTGACCAGCGGGTTTAGCGTTGCCTGGAGGGCTGTCTTTTCGGTCAGAAGACGATTTTCTTCGGCCTGCTTGTCGAGCGCATCGCCGAACGTGTCGGCCTTGCTTTTGCCTCCGCCGGATTTGCCGCCGCCCTTACCAGGGATGGAGTATTGCGGGTCTTCCAGCGTGATCTTTGGCTTAGCTGGGGTCACAGGGATTCCGAGCCCGGAATTAAACTCGGACTGTGACGGAAATGAACCGATATCGCTGAACTCTGCCGCCTGCCTTGCGGCGACAGCGGCATCCCGAACTGCAAACAAGTTCGTGACCAGACTTCCAAGCGAACCGATCAGCCCACCAAAGTCACCAGCAGAGCCAATCTCATTGATCGCTACTGTGGCAAGTTCGGCGTTGCCCTTTCCCTCGAGCAATTGCTGCACGAAGTCGTCAACAACTGGCTGCAGTTCTCCGAAGCGCCCCTTGCTGTTCAGGGCGAAAGTGGCCAGCGCCTGCTCAGCATCGGTAAGCGCCACCTCTGTTGCGGCTATCGTATCGTTACTGTCTTCAAGGCTTTCGATGATCGCCTTGCCGATATTATCGGCGCCGACTCTCTGCCCGGCCGCGCGGCTCACGTCTTGGATGGCGCGAAGGAACCTTTGAATGGGCGTTATGCCCTGTTCAAAGTTGTCGCCGGCAATCAAAATTCTCGAGCTGAGGTCGGCAATGAACAGCGCGAACGACTGGCCGGCGCCCGTGCCTTCGTTGAACTTCCCCGCCACGTCCTGCAGCACGTTTTGTAGGCGGACAAATGACTGGCTAACCGTGAGTTCGGAACCGGCAACCTTGTCGGTAAGGATGCCCGCGCCCGCTTCGAACGCATCGAAGAATGCCTTGGACGAGACCTTTCCGTCCTTGACCAGCCGAGTTAGCGCCGCCACCGAGCCGCCGGCCTCAACCATGCCATTTGCGACTGCCTGCAGGAGCGGCTGTGCTCCATCGATCAGCGAGTTATACTCTTCTGCTTGAACGACTCCGCCGCCAAGGACCTGGCTAAGCTGAAGCAGCGCTCCAGAAGCCTCTTGGGCAGACTTGCCGCCGACCCTAAGCGACAGCGCAACGTTGTCGGTAAATTTCAGCAGTTGTTCTTGGCTTACACCAAGGTCAGCAGCGGACTGAGACGCGCGGCTATAAAGTGTTACCAGATCCTCGATCGGCGCGGCATTACGCTGCGCACTAGCGAACAACTGATCATAAACTTGGGTAAGCGCTTGGCCTTCAAGCCCTGCAACCTTTAGACTATTTTGAACGCGAGTGTTTGCATCAATCAGCGTTGATGCGCCGCGGAGAAACTGCGCAGACGCATAAACGGCGGCAATCTTGCCAAAAGCCCCCTCAACGACGCCGTTCATGCGCTTGAAGCGGTCCTCAATGCCTTTGGCGCTGCGATTGGAAACGCCAACGGCGCGCTTCATCTCGCGCTCGTAACCAGCTATCCTGGCCTCGAGGCTCACTAATAGAGTTTGAACCGTGTCGGCCACGCTGATACACCTGCAATGAATGGTCTGGGATGGGAGGTGGCATGGGTATCGAAAAGTCGCGGCGCTACTGCCCAGACGACGACGCGATGGTTCTTGCCGAACGCCAGACGCCGAATGACATCTTGCACCTGCTGCTGACTCTGGTGACCGTTGGCCTTTGGCTGCCAGTTTGGGTGCTTGTCAGCGTGTTCGGTCGCACAGCATACCGATGCCCTCACTGCGGCGAAAAAACCAAGGCCCGCCCACCATGGAGATGGGTGGACCCAAGGTTTAGGGAAGAAAACTAAGCGTTCGCCACCATCGCGTAAAACTCGTCTGCGCTTGGCGCTTCGGGCTTTTCTTCGGCAGAATTGGCTGCCTTGTAGCCATCAACCATCGCGGTAAACTCCCACAACGACATGGCATCCAGGTCGCGCGGCGTTATTCCGAGGATGGGGCACCATCCGATGAAAGCGGACCAGGCGATCCTGCCGTCTCCGGCGTCGTCTGATCCGCTGGCTTTTTTCCCACGGGGTCATCGGGATCGCCGACCAGCGCTTTCATCAGGATTGCTTGCGCGTGCAGGCGACTTTCCATCATGGGCCGATTGTCGACGTACCTGACACAAAGCAGGTGGGCATCGGTCGGCTTCATACCGCCGCCAATCAAGCCAAGGCGAACGACTTCGCGGATGTCATCGATTTTCCAATCGATGCCGGACAGTCGCTGCAAAATTCGGTTCGGCCCGGCATCGCACTTGTCTTGCAACTCGCGCAACTGGCCGATGGGGAGGGCGAACTTGTGCCGCCCATCCCCCCAATCCAGGTCAATCATCTAGCGCTCCTCTCGCACTCGATTAGGCTACGGCCGGCACGGAAACGACCTGGCCGTTGCTGGCGATTTCGATTTCGACCTGGGCGAGCTCGCCGATGTTGGCGGTGATGTTGAACGAGGTCAGAATGGCGCTCATGGCGTAGTGCCGCCCGCCGGTTGCCAGCGTCTTGTCGATCTTGACGCGGATATTCTTGGCGGCGCCGGACAGGAACCACTCCTCCCAGAGGTCGAGACTCTCCGTGGCAAGGGTGCCGGACCCGGAAACGCCGGCCGAGAGGGCGGAGACGACACGCTCGGTCCAGGACGGCGCGTCTTCGTCGTCACAATCGCCAATGTTGAAGTCGTTGGATTCAGCGGAAAAGCTGATGCCCTTGGAAGTCAGTGCGCAAGGGGCGACGAAGGCTTCTGTGGGCTCGGCACCATCGCCAATCTGAATAAGGAATTTGCTGCCGAGCACGGTTGTGGGTCTGGCGATGATAGCCTCCAATAGAAAAAGGCCACCCGCAGGCAGCCGTTAAGATTTTTCATTCATTTTTTAAGTCGCGCTATGCAGCGCGTTTTAAGTACTCTGCGTACTCAAACTCTGATTTCGCGCCCTTACTGATATTGTCGAACGCCCATAGTGGTTGAAGGTTCGACAATGCCCAGCATTCCTTGAATTTTGGGTCCGCGTCATCGGAATATTTGAAAGAGGATTTTGGCACTTTATGATCAATATGCCATTCAGCCCTATTTTCCCAAGTCATACCTGGGAGGAACAGGGCTTCTAGGTGGGACATCAGATCAACAAGACTATAACCAACAATCGACTCCCAGGTCCTGCCCGACTTCTTTTTGTCAAGAGCATGCTTGATGGCAGTTTTCATCCTTGTGTCGACGGTAAACTTGGGGTCATTCGAACGTTTGTTCGCTTCCCACGCTCGACGCCAAGCAGCACGCTCTGGAGTCTGGTTTCTAAGTCTCGCCTTCAGATTGATAGTTTCTCTGTTGGCTTCACGATATCGCGCTGCCGATGCAGCAACTCTATCTAAATTGCTTTCGGCCCACCGCTTCTGGTTTTCAGGATAGCTGTATTTTTTGAGCGGACCAACCTGCGCATCAGCCCATTTCTTTCGGGCGTTTCGATGCACCTCGTCAGCACGTGCTTTCGAGCAGGGTTCGCAAAACTTCTGCGTTCCGGAGTTCAGCACAGCATCAACACCGCAATCGGAGCACTGGAAAGTGGAGCCAATCACAGGAATGCCCGCTTCCAGACGCTTCCTTTTCCCACTCGCAGTCCTCGTCGCACGACGGCGCGTCAGTGCGCATGGCGGGCAATACTTTGCTGGCGACTTACCCTCGAACTCGGCGGAACACACGGTGCAAACACGCAAGGCATATTCCTTCCACAAAGAAGGCAACAATAAGCGGATTCGCTTTTCGAGTCTAGTCCGCCGGCTGCGTAAGCGCCCGGAAGGTCAGAACCGCATGGCTAGTGAGGCCGTCAGGATCATTGAGGTAGTCTGTTCGATCGAGCTCGAGCAATTCGAGCGTATGGCCGACCAAAGCCAGTTCGGCATTGTTCAGACCCGCCCGGATAGCAGACGCAATGCGTTTTGCTTCTGGCCAGCCGACTGCGCGCGACCAAACATGGACCGCGAGCGTCACGTCGCTGCCATCGTAGCAGTCCGCCTGGTTGTTCAGGACAGAGCCGGTGCCGAGTGCGACGTATGGGAATGTCGCGGCAACAATGCCATTGGTCCGCGGCACGCGGTCATAAACGCGCGTGCCGGCTTCAGTGGCCATGGCCTTGATGGCGGCAACGAATGCCGCCTGGAGCGCTAGAGAGGGGTCTGTTGACATCAACCACCTGCCGCGGCGCGGGCCGCTTTACGGATTGCACGGGTGGCGCGGCTCTTGGCCCGCTTCTTGATGGCTCGATAGGAGTTCCAAAAGAAGGGCTGTTCCGGCGTGTCGGAAGTTCCGTGCTCGATCGCCAGGGCATAGTCATACCCGTTTCGCGTGGTGGCATCGCCGCCCGCACGCACAACCACAGCCAGGTCATTGCGGCCCGGTTCTTGGCGGATGCTGGCAACCAGGTCGCCTTCATCGGACGGCGCCAACGCCTTCGCGAGCGTGACCATTTCGGATGCAGACTTCTGCAGGACTCCGCGAATTTCGACCCGCGTGGCCTTGGGGATCGCCCGAAGTTTTCGCTCGAGCTGAGACAGGCCAAAGATACTCATTCGGCTACCCCAATCTCAACGTCGAAGTCGATATAGTCGCGACGCGGCCGGGGCACGGCAGTCCGGATGGCGTAAACCTGACCGGACCGGGCGTCGACAAAGCGCCAGCCAGGCGTGACGGATGCAGCGGAGACGCTGTAGCGGGTAGTTACGATATAGGTGACCACACCCTGCAACCTGCCGGCCACAACCGCCTCAGAGCCGCGCCTGGCCTCAACGCAGGCTGCGTGCTGGGTTGCCCCAACCCACGCGCCCTCGGAATTGCCATAGCCGTCGTCAACCTGCTCACGCGCCTGCGCTACCAGAACCTCGCGAAGTGGACCCGACCCTGTCTTTTGCGCCATCGGTTTCGCCCACTTCCTTAGCCTTGCCGGCAGCCACAGCCGCCTCGCCACATTCGCGGCGCACAGTTCGTTCGCCGACCGTAAAGGCGAGCGTCACCTTCCCGAATTTCTCCGGCGGATCCCAATCGAAGTTCTCAGTGAAGCGCACGCGCATCAGCGGCCCCTTTAAAAGTTCCAGTCCCAGGACGTTTCCACGTCCTCTTCGAATTTGCGCCAGACACGCCAAGGCGCAATCAAGCGGCGCACGGTCGGCAGGTCTTCAATCTTCAGATCGGTGGCGGCCTCTCGATGCTCGTACAGGTCACCCGTCACGAGCAGAATGGCCGCTTGAATTGCTGGATTCACAACGATCGCGGTCACATCGTAGCCGTCCTCGCCGTCGATCGGCAGAACGGTGCCTGTTGGCAGCACAGGCCGGTCGATGGTTTCAGTAACCATGGACTCGGCCGCGGCCAGGTAGATCGCGATCTCCGCGTCCTCGTCATCGTGAAAGACGCGGAGATGCTTTTTGACGAGGGGCAGATCAATGAGTGCCATGCTGCCCTCTATGCGACAACGGCCGCGGTTGCTGCGCTTATTACCTGAACATTTCCCGCCAGACTCTGACCACGCGCGCGCACGGTGACGGTCTTGCCGATATCGGCAACGACGGGAACATAGGTGGTGGCGAATGCGCCGATGACGGCCACGCCGCCAACGTACCACTGGCGGTCCACAGCAGGGGTCGGCGTACCGGCAAAGGTGCCTGTCGTGGCGGTCAGCGTCGAGCCAACCTTAGCGGTCCCGGTAATGACGGGCAGAACGGTGTTCGTCGGCGCCACCGGAGACGTGCCGCCAATGTAGCTGGCGTAACGCTCCTTATTGACTTTCGGGGCGGCCATTAGGGCTTGGCCTTCTTCGGGGTCTCGACCACGGGCTCGACGACCGGCTTGGGCGTGGGGTCGGGTTCGGCCTTGGCATCGCCGCCGACGAAGGACACAAGGCCGGCCGCCTTCAGTTCGTTGGCTTCGCCGCGTTCGACGTCAAACGGCGCGCTTTCGGCCGTCTTGATGCCCGAACCATTGTCGAAGGTTCGCAGCGGCTTCACGGAAATAAAATCTGTCATTGTTCGCCTCAAATTAGGTGCAACATCTTGTTGCTCTTGCTCAAATTCTCAGTCGACCAGAGCGGCCGAAGATTGCTCAAAGCCCAGCAATCCTTGAATGATTGATCATCCGGAGACTGGTATTTGAACGATGATTTCGGTCGGATATGATCGATGTGCCAGCAGTCGGAGCCGATACCGTGGTTCGCCCACGTCATTCCTGCTGTGAACTGACGCTCGATGTGCGTCATCAAGTCCTGCAGGCTGTATGGGACGAAGGTCCGCCAGCTTCTGCCTTCCTTGGCGCCATTAAGGCCCCGATGGATAAGCGTCGACATATGGTAGGCCACGCCAACTTGGGGGTCTGTAGCGCGCTTGTTACGAAGGTATTCGTTGAATGCGTCGCGGCGCTCTGGGATAGACGAGCGAGCCAAGGAAGACGCACGGGCCCGGATTTTGTTGATCTCGACCCGGCAGTCATTGCAGCGAATGTGCCGCGGAGAAGTCTTTTCGATTGAAACGCCGCAGTCAGCGCAATCGATCATCGTGCCCTTGAATGGAATGATGCCGCGCGCCAGGCGCGCAGTCGAAGCAATGCGACGATCCCTCTCAAGCTTGAGAATCGTTTTGCACGCGTCGCAATTTTTTGGATGCTTTGTGTGCCCGAGAACCGCCAACCCGCAAGTCTTACAGGGCATCTCGAACAAAACTTGCGCAGCAGGCTTCTGCGCACTAAATGCGTCTTCATGCATCACAGAACCTATCCGTTCTCTGGTGTTAGACCCTCGGTAGACTTGCCGGTCCGCCGAGGGTCGCTCACTACTAGATAGGCTTAAAGGCTTATTTTACAAGCTTTCAAGTATAGTTCTCTTACGCTGCAGCAACAGTGCCAGTAACGAACGCTTCAGGACGGTACACCGCAAGTGCAAGCCGCTCTTCGGCACGAATAGTGAACATATTCTTTTCGAAGTCATCGACATTTTCGCTTGACAACAGTACTTCGATGTCCATGCGGTCGAAAATCTGAGCGGCGTAGCTGAAGGCGCCGGTCAGGAACTGACCGGATACCATGGCCTGCGTCGACACGACTGGCAGGTTCCACAACGTCGGCGTCAGGCTGCCCTGCGGATTGCCGATGATATAGTTGCCGCCGGCATCCTTGGTCAGTTCGATCTTGGCCCAGTCGATGGGGTTGAGAACGAAAGCGGTGGCCGGGTACTCGGCCAGAATGACCTGGAGAATGGCGAGGCGCAGACGATCAATGCCGGTCACAGCGGTCGGGGTGAATGCCGGCGCAAAGGCAGTTGCCTGCGGCACGATGCCGTTGATGTTCTGGCCGGTGCCCGAACCATTGAGAAGCTGGTTCTCTTCAACGAAGCGCAGGCCGTAGCGGGCGCGGCCGTCGATGTAGCTCTTCAGTGCGGGGGCATCATCCAGGATCTGGCGCGAAGCCTTGAACAGATGGGCCAGCGTGCGAACGGGTGCCGACGCCATGTTGAAGGTCAGGTCCGAATACGGCTTGGCAGTGGTCTCGGCAACCGGCGCGGCAGCGTTCGTGTAGCCGGTTTCGCGCACGAACTCGACGTTGTTCGATGCGGTCTGGCCGGGGAGCAGCAGGTCACGAATGGTAAGCTGGCGTTCCGGCAGGCCGAAGATGCCGGGCACGCGGGCGCCGGGAATCAGGGACGTACCAAGGGAGCGACCCGCGCCAACAGTGCCGTCGGCAGAGGTGATGGCGGCACGATCGGCGGAAATCTTGATCGAGGCGCGCGAGGAGCCGGTCAGATTGCCGGCCTTGTAGGCTGCGGACTCGATGACCAGTTCGCCGAGGGACTTGTAACCGTCTTCGACGGCGTCCTTCTCGTTGGCTGCGCGCTTCTCGAGCTCGCCGATGCGGGTGGTAACTGCGCCGAGTTCGGAAAGGGCCTTGTCGGTCTTTTCCTTCAGTTCGTTGGAAACAGCGCCATTGGCCTCGAGCTTGGCCTGAAATTCAGTGCCAAGGTTGCCGACGGTTTCCTTGATAGTGGCAAGCTTATTGCCAAGCTCGCCAATGCTGGCGGCCAGTTCGTTGTCTGCCATGGTATGGCTCCGATTATTTGATGGTTGGGAAGTTGTCTGCTTCGGCTAGAAGCCGAGTAATGGCTGCCAAAGCAGCAGCATCCGTCTCGTCAGGAGCCCCCTGATCGGTCTTGAGGTAGAGCCGAGCGGCCCGCTCTGCCTCCGAGTTCGACGCGCCCACAAGTCCCTTGAGGCCGTGTTCAAACTCGCGTTTCGTGATCGGCTCACCCGAGCGCAGTTTCGCGCTCAAGAGCTCCGCCGATTCATTCGTGGATTGGTTGGCTGACTTGATCTTGCGGATGGCCGCGGGGGTCGTATCGGCCCCAAATCGTGCCAGCGTTTCGCCAAGCGTGGCGATCGTGTCGACCATGCCGCGCTTCTTTGCCTCAACGGCGCCGAACATGCGGCCCTTACCGAAATCGGCCAGGACGGTCTCTGCGGAAACGCCGCGGCCCAAGGCCACATCGTCAACGAATGACTTGTAGGACTCGTCGACGCGCGCCTGGATGAATGCCTTGGCATCCTTGCCCAGCGCTTCGGCCTCGTTGCCCTCGACCTTGTATTCGCCCGCGGAGATGTAGGTGCGGACGATACCCGCCTTCTCCAGTGCGGCCGAAACGTCGTCGTGGGCGGTGTAAACGCCGATCGAGCCGGCACGCCCGGATGGCGTGATGACGATCTCGTCGGCCTGGCTGGCGCAAATTCGAAGAGGACGTGGAAACGTCCTGGGACTGGAACTTTTA